CTTGTAGAAGCAGCTCCTTCTACGGTCTGATAAAGCACTCCGTCTACATACCATCGGGCCGTACCGTTATTGGCAATTTCTAAGCGTAGAACCTGCCATTCGCCAGCCGTTGTCCCAACACTGGTAGTATCACCCGTGCCTCCCAGGCAAACTGCGGTAGTGGTAGTAGTGGCACCAGCAGTACCACCATTGTGAATACCGTGCCAAGCTTCATCATCTGTTTTTTCGTCACTCCAATAAAACCCGACAAGGTCTGCTGGCATAGTAACGGTACCAGCGGCTGCGTGTATGACAATATCTTCAAGCTGTTCGTCAACAGACAAAATGCTCGTCAACCCAAAGAATATTTCCTTGGTGTCATTGTCAGGAAGTTGCACCCTGGTTTCCAGTGTGATCGGCCCCATAAGACCAACGTCAAATCCAATGTGCGTTCCAATAAAGGTGGTATCTGCGTCAGTGTTAGCAGATGTAAGTGTGACAACACCGGACAGAGCATCTTTCCCTGCAATGCCAGCATCGGTATCTTCAAAACCTTCCCCGCCAGCATAGAAATCTCCTAGCTGGGCAGTATCAGTTGCTAAAGCAAGGGTTTCACTTACCCCAAAAAAATCATTAAACAGTCGTATTTTTCCAGCTCCACTTTGAGCCATCTTATATATTCTCCTCCCGAAGCTGTAGCTCCAGTATTTTTATTCGTTCCCTGTAGGGAGCGACTACGTTTGATATGTTTTCTGTCTTACGAGGGATACAGGCCAGATTCTCCAACCTGTTATCCCCCATATTTCCATTCATATTGTGGACAATCCATCCTTTAGGGATGGGGCCACGGTTTTCAGTCCACACTAACCTACGAGCATTCATTAGCTAGTTGGTGCAGTAGCGTCATTCTCCAGTTCATACATCCAGTTTCCTGACGATCTTTCACCATAAGCATACTCATCATAGTGATATAGTGCTGTGGCTCCACCGCCCAGTTCAGGCATTCTCTTGGTCTCTACATATGGAGACCTGCCTTCAACTAATACCAGAGCCATTTGTGAAAACACCCC